GGCAGAAGGTGATTTTAGCTCTTCAAGTAACGCTACAAGTTTACAGTTTATGACAGGATCAAGTGAAGCTGCTACAACTAAGATGACAATATTAAGTTCAGGTAATGTTGAAATAAGTAATGGGTTGGATGTAGGAACAATTACAACCTCTACACTAGCATCATTGCGATTAAAAACTGCAGGTTCAAATAATGCTGTTGCTTTAAACATTGAGGAAAACTCTGGAAATGAGGGTTGGGGTTTAGGTGTAAATGCAGATGGAGATTTAAAGTTTTACAATTCTGGTACAGGCACATCAACAGGCAATTCAGCAGTAACTTTTTCTGACGATAATAAAGTTGGTATTGGCAATTCATCACCTTCTTATTTGTTAAGTCTCTCTTCTGCTTCAACGACTCAAGCTGAAATAAAAACAACAGCAACGAATGGAACGGCGCAAATTCGTTTTACCAACGATGCAAGAACATACACCATAGGCATTGATAATAACGATACTTTTTTTCTTTATGATGCCACAGGAACATCTAGTCGCTTTGTTGTAAACAGTTCAGGTAATTTTGGTATTGGCACGACTTCTCCACAACGAACACTTCATGTCCACGATGATAGCACATACATTCAGCTAACAAACGACACTACTGGAACTGCATCTGGTGATGGCTTCCGTATGGGTTATTTTACTGGTCAAACCATCTTTACGATGAATCAACAGGAAAATGATGATTTTGTTTTTAGCACCAATAACTCAGAACGCCTAAGACTAGATTCTTCAGGAGACTTGAACATTGTAAACACTGGTCAAGCAAGCCTAAACTTTACCACAGATGGCTCTACTGACTATGCAGGAATAACAGGTGGAAAGTCAGGCTCTGGCATTGGTGATTTACGTTTTTCTGTTTATTCAGGTGGCTTATCTGAAGCCATGAGGATAGATAGATCTGGTAATTTATTGGTGGGTACAACTGAGGCAACAGCTTACAATAATAGTTCAGATGTTTATGGTTTTAATGTTTATGCAAATGGTCAAATTGCATGCTCTGTAAATGGAATAACATCTTATTTTAATAGACAAAACAGTGATGGCACTATTATAGATTTACGCAAAGATGGCTCTACTGTGGGAAGTATTGGTACTAATGCAGGATATGTAAAAATTAGTAGTGGTAATTCAAGTTTTGGTTCTGGAATAGAGTTTCATAATTTAAAATCAATACCTGTTGGTGCAAATGGTGCAGCATCTGATGGAACTGTAAATTTAGGTGATACTGATAGACGTTGGAATAATATATATCTAGCAGGTGGTGTTTATGTCGGTGGCACTGGTAGTGCAAATCTTTTAGACGATTATGAAGAAGGTACGTTTAGCGCAAGTATGGTCCCAAGCAACTCAGGCACTATTACGCTAAATAGTGGTGTTTATAAATTGGCTTACACAAAAATTGGGAGAAAAGTTCATATTCAAGGATTGCTTGAAACAACATCCAAAAGCAGTCCTGTAGGGACTCTTAGAATTACAAACTTGCCATTTACTTCTGTTGATGACACTCAATATGCAGGTAGAGTAGGTGGTGCTTTGAGAGCTACTAACGTAGAAGGCACTGGATCTGGTGTTGGTGCGCCATACAGTTGTTACGTTCTTGAGGGTGGTAATATTCTTTATGCAGACATAGATGCGTCCACAGTACATCCCGGAGGATCTCCTGCCTATAGTCAGTTTTATATTTCAATCAGCTATAACACCACATAACACAATGAAGGAGTATAAATGCCATACTTAGGTAAATCACCATCACAAGGCGTAAGGACCAGATTTCAGTTTACTCCTAATGCAGGTACAACTAGTATTTCTGGTGCTGATGCTAATGGTCTTACTCTTTCTTTTACCGATGGTAACTACGTAGATGTATACCTAAATGGTGTTATGCTCAAAGCAGGTGTTGATTATAATACCAATACAGCTAACACCATAGCAGGATTATCAGCTACTGTTGCAAGTGATGTTGTAGATATTGTGGTGTATGATACCTTTAGTGTTTTTGGTGGCACACTAGAAGGTAATGTTAAAGTAAACAATGGCACGTTTAATGTAACAGGGGCAGTAGATTTTGATAGCACACTTAATGTAGATGGAGTAGTAACGGCTGATGGGCTGACTGTTGATGGGAATGCACAGATAAATGGAGATATTACTGTTTTTGATGGAACATTCGACCCTTTTATAAAATTACAAACAAATGAGCAACAATTTGTTTTACGAATTGATAATGATGCTTCAGATATATTTCAAATTAGAGATACTACTAATGCGGCAAATAGATTAGCAATAAGTACAGGAGGCGACATATCCTTCTACGAGGACACAGGCTCAACGCCTAAGTTTTTCTTTGATGCGAGTGAGGAAAGTTTAGTTATTGGTGCAAGCTCAACAGCCACTGTTTTTGAAGCAACAGGTTCTAAAAATGATCAATGGGCAGGTAAGTTTACAAATACAAATAGTGGTGGTTATGGTGTTTTAGCTGTTACTGATGGTTCAACTGCAAATGAAAAAGCATTTGAAGTACGTAAAAATACTAGTGACACTGCAATGTTAATACAAGGTGATGGTAATGTTGGAATTGGCACGACTTCTCCACAACAACTTCTACATGTAAGTGCAAATAATCCGGGTGGTAAGATTAGACTTGAGATGGGTCAAAGTGGTGTAGCAAATGGAGATGTTACAGGTGAAATTCAGTTCTATCATAATGACTCTAGTGGTGCAGGTGTTAATGCTGATATTAAAGGTATTTGTACAAGTGCTATAGGTGCAGGTGCTTTAACATTTGGCACAGGAACAACTTCTACTACAGAACGCATGAGGATTGATAGCTCTGGTAGAGTTGGCATAGGAGGAACACCTAACACTAACTGGCGTGATGATATAGCTAATCAAGAAGTTTTAATGCTTGGTACAGAAGCAACTTTCTATTCAGATGGTGGTTTAACAACTGAGCTTTTTAACAATGCTTTTGTAAATGATAATGACGATTTTAAGAATATATCTACAAGAGGAGCTTCTCGTTATTTTCAATATTCAGGAGCACACAAATGGTTTACTGCAGCTTCTGCTAGTGCAGGTACAACTATAACTTCTGAAATACAGACTACTCCAAAGATGACACTGGATATATCTGGTAATTTATTGGTGGGTAAGACTTCACAAAATGGCACTGGTGTTGGAATTGAGTTAGAAGCTGATGGCACATTTTACGTTGGAAAAACAGGAGATGTCGCTACTTTTAATAGAACCACATCAGTAGATGGCACAATTATTGATTTTAAAAAGCAAGGCTCTCCTGTGGGGAATATTGGTGCAATAGGTGGTGATGTATTTATTGCAAGCTCACCCTCTGGTCATAAAGGTTTGCGATTTGCAAATGGTGTTATTTTTCCAGTAACAAATTCAGGTGCAAATAGTGATAATGAAACAGATTTAGGAGTTGATGGCGCACGATTCAAAGACCTCTTTCTCTCTGGTGGAGCATATATAGGTGGCACAGCAAGTGCAAATTATTTAGACGATTACGAAGAAGGTACTTGGACACCTAATCCATACGGATCTACTACAGCAGGAACATACCATAATTATGCTAGAGCAGGAAGGTATATCAAAGTCGGTGATATGGTTTATATAAGTGGATATATTTATGGGACAATTTCTGGTGCAGCAGGTGAGGCTCGTGTGGGTGGACTTCCTTTTCAAAAAGATAGTAACGATCAGGGATTAGCAACTGTTCAGTGGAATAATTGTCCTTTTGACACGATAGCTTCAGATGAACATCATCCTGTAGGTCTTGTCTATACAGATTATTTATTTGTCAGAGCATCAGATAGGGTAGCTCAAGGAGCATATCATACCTGTGTTTGGAATAATAGTACTATTAGTTATTACAGATTTAGTGCTACATATAGGGAAGCATAATTTATTCAAAAGGAGTTTAAAATGGCATTAACAGAAGAAACAATAGAAGATAAAATAGAGGTAGTCGGAGATTACAAAATAGTTCAAGTAAGAACTGCAACTGTAATTAAGAAAGATGGGGTAGAACTTACTCGTTCATTTCATCGTCATGTTGTAAGTCCTACAGATGATATATCAGGACAATCTGATGAAGTAAAAGCTATTTGTAATGTAGTACATACAGATGCAGTTAAAGAAGCGTATAAGAAACACATAGAAAGCCAAACAGGAGTATAACATGGCAGCAACATGGACAATCGTAAATACAGAATATGACGTTAAAGGATCTAAAGGTGATAATCAGATAACCACTCTTCATTGGGAGTGCAAAGATCAAGATGGTGATCACTCTGGTAGAGTTTATGGGTCAATAGGTATACCTGAACCAAGTGGAGATTTTATTGAGTACTCAAAAGTAACACATGAGAACTGTGTGACATGGGCAAAAGCTATAATTGGAAGTGACGAAGTTAAGGCTTACGAGGATAGCGTAGCCAATCAGATTGCATTAAGTAAAGCACCCACACAGGGTAGTGGAAAGCCTTGGTAAATGAGTAGAGCAAGAGACATTGCTAATCTACAAAGTGGTAGCGTTTCGTTTAGTTCCGATCTTACTGTGGGTGACGACATTGTTGTTACTAACGCTACGCCAACCTTTAAATTTACTGATACCGATAATAACTATGATGCAACAATACAAGGATTGAGTGGCTCTTTAGTTCTAACAGCAGATAGTGGTGCTGAATTTGGCACTGAAACTATACAGTTCAAAACTGGTGGTTCACAAAATATGACATTGGATGCAAGTGGGAATTTAGGTATTGGAGATACTTCACCAAGCAACAGACTTTCTGTTGTGGCTGCAGATGGTGATTCAGATAATGCGTATGTTGCAACATTCCAAAACCAAGAAGCTACGAATGATAGGAATTTTGGTGTTTTAATAAAAGCAGGGTCAACAGCTACAGACAGTGCTTTAGTAGTGACAGACCATGACGCTTCAAACAACTTATTTTTTGTAAAAGGAAATGGGAAAACATTTATTGCTGGCAATGTTGGTATTGGCACAACTACAATTGGTGATAAATTAGTAGTGCAAGGAACAGCTAGTGCAACAGAATCTATTATTATTCAAGATCCAACAGCTAATGACTATGGTACACATTTAAGTTTTGATGACGCAAATAGTAAAGCTATTTTTGGTGGTATAACGAATGGCACTAAAAATCCTGCATTAAGAGTAACGAGAGATGCAGCAAGTGGTATTGATATTGATAGCTCTGGTAATGTTGGTATTGGCATAACTTCGCCAAGTTCTTATAATAGTGGATCAGATAATTTAGTTGTTGGTGGAACAAGTGGTGACAACG